CATGATTGTGAAAAAGATGAGGGGGGTGGCGAGTTGTTTTGCGAGCAGGTAAAACAGCATGACGCGCATTACGACAACAAGAATGGTAGTCTGTACAAGTTTGCTGAAGATCATGGGTTAAATGCTTGGGAGTTTGATATAATTAAACGCATTGCAAGATGTCGCAAGAAGGGTCAGTTCAAGGAGGACTTAGAGAAAACAAAAAGAGTTATTGATTTATATTTAAAAGAATATGAGAGTACTAAGCTTATTTGATGGAATATCGGCAGGTCAGTTAGCATTGCAGCGAGCTGGAATAGATGTCGAGACGTATTACGCTAGTGAGATTGACAAGTATGCTATTCAAGTCACAAAGAAAAACTTTCCTAATACTATTCATTTAGGAGATATAACTAAGTGGCAAGAGTGGGATATTGATTGGTCTAGTATTGATTTGGTTATCGGTGGTAGCCCATGTCAAGGATTTAGTTTTGCAGGCAAGCAGTTAAACTTTGAAGATCCAAGAAGTAGATTGTTCTTTGTATTTGTTGACATATGTCACAGAGTTATTGATGAGAATCCTAAGATGAAGTTCTTATTAGAGAATGTTCGAATGAAGAAGGAATACCAGGATGTAATAACTCAGTACATGGGAGTAAGTCCTATAGCTATAAATAGCTCATTGGTATCAGCCCAAAACAGATATCGATTGTATTGGACTAACATACAAAATGTTTCAAAGCCAATAGATAAACAGATAACATTTAAAGATATAATACAAGATTATGCTGATGAAAGATATTATTATTCAGATATAGTTATGGATAGATTAGATGTTTCTGAAATTAACTTAACAGGTATGGTTGGATATAAATCAAAAGGCAAAGAAGTAGATAAGTGTGGAACTTTATTAGCTAGAGATTATAAAGGAATGAGTAATCAGCAATATCCAACTATAAAACAGAATAATAGATTTAGAAAGCCAACACCTATTGAATACGAACGATTACAGACATTTCCTGACAATTGGACTGAAGGGATATCTAGTACTCAAAGATACAAAGCACTAGGTAATAGTTGGACAGTCGATGTAATTACACATATATTTAAGAACTTATGAAAGCATGGGATGATTTAGAGAAAGACCCGAACGTAAGTTTGTATTGGACGGGTGATGAGCGAGATCCTGACAGCCATTGGTACATGGATCATGGGATAAAGATAGAGAAGTTCAGAGATGGGCATGTCGATCTGAGCAATGCTATGATAGCTGGTGATTTCTATAAGCCGTTGACACAGGACCAAGTAGAGGTCTTTGAGACGAAAGGATGGCTGAGAGGATGCTACAATGTATGTATTGATATGTACATGATACGGCTTCATAATGTATGTCAAATAATAAACATGAACCCAGAGTCTAGGGAGTTAGACGAGCGCAAAAAAAATATAGAAAAAAAGTTGGCAAGATACTTTGACTTGCTAGATAATTTAGTAAATTAGTAACCCCAAATTTAAATTTTAGTTTTATGTCACACTGGAGAAACATGTTTACCGATGAGAAGTATCTCGGTTCACACAATTTAGAGAAAGACGGCAAGTACGATTCAGTAATTGTCACTATTGAGAACATTTATGTAGGCGACTTTCTGTCGCAAGGAGGAAAGGAAAAGCGTCCTTTCGTTAAACTTAAGGAGTTTGACAAACCTATGGTTATCAACCGAACTAATTTTAAACGTTTAGAGAAGTTCTTCCAGTCGTTTGATCCACAGACATTCATTGGCAAGCAGATTGTTTTGGGTGTGGAGACAGTATCATCTCCAGAAGGAATGGTTCCTGCGCTCCGTTTCAGCACGAGAGCGTTGCCAGTAGCACAGAAGCCTGAGTTACCTGAGGCCGCTATGTCTAAAGCCATTGAGCAAGTAAAGTCTAAAGGTCAGTCTGCTATCGCCAAAATCGAGGAGAAGTATACATTAACTGCCGAGCAAAAAGAAATCCTAGAGAATCTATAATATGGAGTGGCTAAAGTTCCGCGCGTCAGCGTGCGCTCCATTATTCACGGGTGAAGATGGGCTTACTGACAAGCAAGAGGAAAAGCTTGCTCAGTTACTAGCAAAAGAAAAACGTACAGCATTGCAAGAGCAAGAGATGCTCGATCTTATCTCAAAGAGAGATTCAGAGCCTGAGCTACCTAAAGGTGCTAAGACGTATGTAGAAGGATTGGTAGACCAACATGTATACAATTATTATGATAGTATCGACAATAAATATGTTAAGAAAGGTTTGGCAGTTGAGGACAGCGAAGAAGAAGATATCAACAAGAGCGCTATTAAGATTGCCAGTGCTTTGTTTTTTACTGACTACAGCAAGTCTAGTTCATATCTTTCGAAGGGCTACTTTCACGGTCATCCAGATATTGAGGATGAAGATGAGCAGATGATTATCGACATCAAGTCAAGTTGGAATAAAAAGACTTTTCCCAAGCGACCGGAGGATGGACATGACTCTACTTATGAATGGCAAGGAAAGCTGTATTGCCACATGAAAGGTTGGAAAAAGTTCAGACTTTGTTACGTTCTGATGTCAACACCTGAGGAGTTAGTTCCAGACAATGAGAACGACAGCCTTCACTACTGCGATGACCTTCCATTGAATCTACGTGTCACATATCTTGACTATGAGTTAACAGACAAGGACATCGAGAAGATAGAGCGCAGGGAGAAAGCGGCAGTTAAGTATGCCGAGGAGTACTATAAATTTTTAATCAACAAAAACAAATAAGTATGTTTAAAGTTCAAGCAAACGTGAAGAGCGTTGGTCAGACAAATGCTGTGTCTGAGAAGTTTAGTAAGAGAGAGTTAGTCGTAGAGATTCCAGACGACAAGTACCCACAGATTGTGCAGTTTGAGGCTACACAAGACAAGTGCAGTCTACTTGACAGCATTGGGTCAGGTCAGCAGGTAGAGATAACTTTCGCTCTTCGTGGTCGTGAGTGGACCAATCCATCTGGCGAGACAAAGGTATTCAATACATTGAACCTTGTACGCATTGAGGCTATTGGTTCAACGTCTACACCCAAGGCAGCCCCTGTTGTTGTAGCGACAACAGACGACGATGACATCCCATTTTGATTAACTATGGGGCAGTGAGATATCTGCCCCATTTAAATTTTTGTCCGAATGATTACAATTTTTAAGAACATTAACGAAACAGGCAAGCCGTTCTACATATCTGTAGAGAGTGCTTTAGATCGGATAAGAGGTGGGAAGAGCAAGCAGTTGTTAGATAAGATACGACTGACAGCAGACAAGGAAGAACGTAACGAGCTAAAGAAAAAACTACCGAGCGTTTGTTTTGGTGGTAGGTTTGCATCCAGGGCTGATAATGAACTCATCAGTCCATCTGGATTTATGTCACTCGATTTCGATGGGTTTGAGACGGAGGACGAACTAAAGGCCAAGCGTTTTGAACTTGAGATGGATGACCACACATATGCGCTATTTACATCACCATCTGGAAATGGGCTGAAGGTATTGGTTAAGATACCGGATACAGATCAAAAGGGATACAAGGCTTACTTCAAGGGGATACAAGAATATTATAACTGCCCCAACTTTGATAGGTCTTGTAGCAATATCTCTAGGGTTACATATGAATCTTATGACACAGACATATACATCAATAAAGATAGTATTGTATGGGACAAGATGATTGAAGAGCCCAAGGTAGAGAAAAGGAAAGTAACAATACCTATTGACGATCAGAACAAGACTATAGAGTTCTTGCATAAGTGGTGGGACAAAGAGTATGGACTTGTGTCTGGTAGCCGAAACCACAACCTATTTGTTCTTGCGTCAGCCTACAATCAGTATGGCATATCATTAGATGATGCTATTAATTCATTGCTTCGATTTCAGCAATCTGACTTCGATGCTATGGAGATTACAACGACGATTAGGTCGGCATACAAAAATGTAGAGGAGCATAACACTAAGAAGTTTGAAGATAAGGATAAGGTAGATGCTATAGCACAACTTGTTGCTAAGTCTGTACCATTGGAATCCATCAGGGAGTTAGTTCCGGAGGCAAGCGCTGAAGTTATATCTGAGATATCAAAAGAGATATGCGAGAGCGAGTTTTGGTTCAAGAGCAAGAAGGATATGCGAGTGTCTTTTATCAATCACAAGTACAGAGACTTCCTTGTTGACAATGGATACATGAAGTTTTATCCTGCGAAAGACAGCTCGTTCATGCTGATACACGTAAAAGGTAACGTCATCAATGAGGTATTGGACGATAACGTTCGTGACTTTGTGTTTGACTATCTGTATAACATGGATGACAAAAGTGTGTACGATGCATATGCTGAGAAAATAAAGCTAGGCAAGGAAGACTTTCTTGCTTTCCTTCCAAACGTTAGGCCTCAGTTTCTTAGAGACAACAAGAAACATGCGTACATATACTTTCGCAATTGTGCTGTGAAGATAACATCCAAAAAGATTGAGACTATAAAGTATGAGGACTTGGATGGGTATATTTGGGAGAGACAGATAATTGACAGGGACTATGTTGCTGTTGACTATTCTGACTCTGAGTATAAACAATTCATATCAAACATCTCTGGAAGCGATTCAGATAGACTCAAGACTATGGAGTCAACTATTGGATACATGATGCACAACTATAATGATAGTGCGTACAATCCAGTGGTTATCCTAAATGATGAGATGATATCTGATAAGCCAGAGGGTGGTACTGGTAAGGGTATCTTTGTCAATGGTATAGCTAAACTTCGTAACGCTGTCTTTATTGATGGCAAGAAGTTTGATCCTAAAGACAAGTTCGTGTATCAGCGCGTAACTCCTGACACACAGATACTTGCATATCAAGACATCGACAAAAGCTTTAGGTTCGACCTATTGTTCTCTCAGATTACTGATGGTATGACAGTGGAGATGAAGAACCAAAAGCAGATGTACTTTCCGTTCGAAGAGATACCTAAAATGGTAATTACTACCAATCACGCAATTAAAGGTGATGGCAACTCTGACGAGCGAAGAAGATGGGAGCTTGAGTTCACGCAGTATTATCGCAATGGGTTTACTCCTCTCACTGAGTTTGGTCACAACCTATTTGATGGATGGAGCGTAGAAGAGTGGTACAAGTTTGATAACTACATGATATCAAATCTTCAGCTGTATCTATCCAAAGGACTGATAAGTAGCAAGTTCAAGAACCTAAAGGTAAGAAAGCTAGAGGCAGCTACCTCATCAGAGTTTAGGGAGTGGGTACTTGGTAAAGATAAGAAGTACGACCTCAACGCAGGGGTGGAGTATCTTGCCCAAGATTTACTCAATGACTTTAGTTATAACTATCCGGACTATGGTCTTACTGGCAAGATAAAGATAACCCATCGAACGTTCTACAGGTGGTTAGATGAGTATGCCAAGTACAGATATGGAACCAAGTTAGTAGAGTTCAGAGGGGTCAATGGGAAGGTTATTAAATTTATAGATTTAGAAAAACAAACAGAGCTATGTATTTAGAATATGTAAAAGATAAGCATAAAGATGCTGTATCATTTCTGATTAATAAGATAGGGCATAAGGATGGATCTGATAGGTTCATCCTAGCTGTAAGAGATGGTCTTGGAATGTCAGGCCAACGACTTGTGTGGTGGGTGAATACTTTTGACAAGTATCATAAACACGATGACTATACGTATAACAATATACTTAAGACGCGTAGGCATTTTAAGAACATTGCGTTCACGTATTTAGATTCGGGAGATTATAAGATGTTTGAGTCTTGGATAAAGAACTGGTCCAATACACTTATTGTATGTCGTCACGCATATCCAGACAAATGGGAAGTAAAGAACTCAGAGGATATCAGGTAGAGAATGCCAACATGGGTTGTGCCATACTTAAAAACTATGGCATAGTCTACGTTGCTCAAGCTGTAAGA